CAGGCGCAGCCGGACGCTGGGCTGGTTACGCCCGTGGCGCAAGCGCCGGGGATGCAGTACAACCCCGCGGCCGGCCAAGGTCAGAACGCGATGAGCCAAGCCCCTGCACAGGCCCAGCAGGTCCCTGCCGTGCCGCAAGGCGCGCTGCCTGGAGAACCACCCCAAGTCACAGCGGCGCGCGCCAGGATGGCCAGCTATAGCGCTGCGCCAAGGATGCCTAGCGCGTCCCCGCGCGTCACTTCGCAGTCTCAGTTCGACGCGCTTCCGTCCGGCGCGATTTATATCGGCAGCGACGGCGTGACTCAATATAGGAAACCCTAATATGGCAGACGAATTCGGCGGCGTCCCCGTCGCGGCGGCGGCAACCGATGAATTTGGAGGCGTGCCGCAAACAATCGCCCCCCCACAAAACGCGCCGCAACAGAACGCGCAGCCGGGACTGCCGGGCCGGCCGCCCGTCCTGGGCCTGGATCTGCCCACCCTGGCGGCAAAAGGCGTCCATGGCGACACCTTGATGGGTCTGGCGGCCCAGCAGATGAAGTATGCCGCGCAGTATCAGGACCTCACCAAGGGGCAGCAGGAGATCACAGACAAGAACCATACGGACGCGGGCAAGGCCCTCACCGGACTCTACTACGCATCGCCCCAGGACCAGCAAGCCAATTACGCTGGCGTCCGCGATCTGGTGCGGAAGCTCGCACCGGACGATCCCAGTGTGATGCCGGACGCATTGCCAAACGATCCGCAACAGGCGCAAAGCCTGCTGGCGATGCACCTCGGCTTCATGGGCGCGCATGAGTCGCTCGTGGCCAACGCCAAGAGTGCGGCGGAAACCACCAAGAATCTCGCCGATGCGGCATCGGCCGCGGCTAAAACTCCGGGCGAGATCGCCAATAGCGGGATCTTACAGAACCAGCTCTCGGTGATTCAAAACTGGACCAAGGGCCTGGTAAACGGCACCGATCCGGCACCCGCCATGATTCACAGGATGCTTGGATTTAATCCCGAAGCCGAGCAGGATTATCAGACCCGGTACGCACTGACACAGCGCTCGGGAGACTATAAAGCCTCCCAGGACGTGATGAAGGACGTAACCGATTACGCCAAAACAAACAATCCGACGAGCCTGGCGCAAGCCGCCGCGCAGTCGGCCAAAGTAGCGGGCGGGGAAGCCGCGGCGCGCGCAGGCACCGAGGTAGGGGTGGCCGCCGCGGGCGCAGCTACGCAGAACGCGTTCGAGCAGCAGCGCACCGTCAGGGGCCTGGTACAGACCGCAGCCGACGATCACCAGCAGACGTTAGGCACCACGGGGACGCTTTTACAGGGTATCGATATGGCGCGCGCAGGGAACGGCGTGGCCGGCGCGGGGTTGCAGAGCCTAACCGCAGCCGCAGACGTCGCTATGTTCAATATGCGGCGAATTCCGGCGGTAGCCTCTGGACTCGGCAAGGGGGGCGCCCAGGACGAAGCACTATCCACGCTGGACAATATATTCCACAATGTGCCAGTAAACCCCGACAAGTTAAACCAAACGGAAGCCTGGGTGAAGACTATCGCGAACAGTTCAGCCTCGCGGTATAACGGCACGGCCGGCGCGCTTGAGCGCTCCTACCCGAACGTGCAAGCGTATCCCGGCGGAAAGGTGCCAAGGGTGCCCACGCCGTACCCGAACGCGAGCGCCGCGCCAAGCGCTCCGCAACGCGTGACTACGCAGGCCCAGCGGGACGCGCTCCCCTCGGGCACTGTCTACATCGGCCCGGACGGCCACACATCCTACGCAAAGCGATAACATGCCCGACCCCGCTGTGAACCAATTCGGAGATCCGGTTTCCGCTGCCTCCGCGCCCGCGCCCGCTGCCGCTGTGAACCAATTCGGAGATCCGGTTTCCGCTGCCTCCGCGCCCGCGCCCGCTGCCGCTGTAAACCAATTCGGAGATCCGGTTTCCCAGCCCGCGCCCGCAGCGCAGGCCAAGCCCACCATCGGCAGCACCTTCTGGAATGACATCGGCGGCCCGCTCATTTCCAATATCGTCAAGACCGCGTTCACCGGCGATCAAACAGCCGCGGATGGCGTAACCGCCGGGGTCAAAGGCGTAATCAACGGGCTCAAAGGCGAGCCTGCGCGCGTCTGGTCGCAACTCAGCCAAACCGGGCAGGCCATGCTGGCCGGCCATCTGGCAGACGCCACTTATCATCTGGCCGGGGCCGTACCTATCGTGGGAGCCGGCGCGCAGCGCGTGGCCGACACCGCGGCTCAGGGCAACTACGAGCAGGCCGCGGAGCACGCGGCTGCGCTGATTCTGCCGTTCGCAGTAGGCGGCGCAGGCAACGTGGACGCGGCTGTGGATGCGAGCGTGAACGCCGCCAAGTTTGCAGGCGCGGCAGTCAAAGCCGGAGGCCCTAAAGTCGTCGGCGGTGCAGCGCTGGCGGGCGCAGGTGCTCTCGCCGCCCACTTAACAGAAGGCATACCTGCCGTCCCATGGCTCGTCGGTAGCCGTTCCGTATGGAAGGGGACGGGGATGATGGGCGAAGGGCTCAAAGCCGGCATGGAAGCCGGCAAGGCAGCCATAGCAGACGCTGTGCCGGAAGCGACCGAGGCAGCCCCAGAAGGGGCCGTGGCCACCGCCCCGGTGAGCACGCCACTGCCGCCCCAGCCGGAAGGCACGCAGGCGCCAGCGCCAGCGCCCGGAACGCCAGTGCCGATGAACAGGCCACTGGCCACCACAGGCACGCCATCCGGCTATATCCCCGGCGAGCCGCCGTATGTGACCGCGGCGCGTATGCGAATGAACGGCAATGGCAGCGCACCAACCGCTCCGCCCCCAGCACCCAGCACCCAGAACCCAGCACCTTATGTCGCGACCGACGTGCCCGGCGCGCTGCCGGGCGAGCCGCCCGCGGTAACCGCCATGCGGCAACGCCTGAACGGCAATGGCAACGGTAGCGCCGCACCAGCGCCGGACTCGCAGGCGCAGGCGCAACTGCTCGACGACATCGCCAAAGGCCAGCTCGGCCCGAAGGCCAGCTTCGCCAAGCTGAGCGCAGACCAGCAGGACGTGGTCCGCCGTATCGCCGCAAGCATGGACCCCACGCCCAAAGCGGCCGGCGCCGTATCGCGCACGGTAGAGCCGTCCGGCACGGTGCCCGCGCCGAGCCCTCCACCCAGCACCCAGAGCCCAGCACCCGCAACCGTGTACCCCAACGTGGGAAAGACGCAGCCGGGCTATGAAAACACGCTAGGCCCCGGCCTCAACGTTTTCCGGGTGCCCATCGGCGACGTGATCCCCACCGAAAACCCCTACGGCCTCGGCAAAGGCGCGAAAGTATCCGAGTACGGGGCGCGCATCCAAAACGGCGAAACGCCGCCGCCGCTCTATGGCCGCTACGATCCCACCAAGGGTGGAGTGGTCCTGGGCGACGGCAACACGCGCCTGGAGGCCCTGCGCAATGCTGGCGCGCAAACTGTGGATGTCGCTACGTCGAATCCAAAGGGATTCGAGGCACCAGCACCCGCAGCACAGCCCACGCCAGAACAAATGGCATCTGTGTTTCAGCCGGAATCGCCGCGCTCTGCGTACACCGCCGCCGGAGTCCGAAAAAGTCCTGAATTGCGCGCCGCTGAGATTATCAACGCCCACCAAGATGCACGGGCGGTAAAGATCGCGGATTACATGGTCGCGAATAAAGTAGATCCGCAAATGGCCGATTTCCAGACGCTTGGAGCCGCTGCCGGCGCGGAGAATCCGAGCCCAACGACCATCGGCAAAGCCCTCACGCTTTGGAAAAACGGCACCACTCGTGCCCAAACTCCTCATTGGCACACTGGCCATATGCCTCGCACCACTCAGCAATAGAAGGAACCACCCACTATGAAGAAAATCGCAGTGCTCGTGTGCCTGTTCGCCACCAGCATCTACTCAGGCCCCCGGTACAACAAGATTTTGACGGTGACAGCCGGCACGCCCATACGGCTCGCCACCGTGAGCACGCCAGTGAACCGCGTGTTCATCCAGATGCTCGCGGGCGGGTCGGGCCTGGGGTACGTCATGGATATGTCGGCGTACACAGCGGGCACAGTCCCGGTCGCTACCACGTCCGGCAACCTGACCGCGCAGCTCTGCGCCTCCACGTCCGCCACGGTCCCAGGGTGCTCGTATTCCGACACCTCCGGCGCCGCGCCTGGCTCGGATGCCATCGACTTGTCTTTTTTATGGATCGACGGCGGGAATAGCGGAGATCAAATAGTCCTGTCCTATGACTTAAGGAACTAACATGCGCAAACTCCTCATCGGAACACTCGCCGCGTGCCTCACGCTATGCGCGCAAATCGTTACGCCGCCCGTGACCGCAGGCGGGTCTGGGTCGGGCACTGTCACCAGTATCGTAGCCGGGACCGGGCTGAGCGGGGGCACCATCACCGCGTCCGGGACGATTGCCTGTCTTGGGGCCACCGCCTCGCAAATCGGCTGCTCCAAGCCCGACAACTCGACGATCAAAGCCACCGCGGGAGTCTACGCGGCGCAGTCGATCACCATCGACAGCGTTATTTGCACTCCCGGCGGCTCGTGCACGGCAGGCGTCACCCAATTGACCGGAGACGTGACGGCGGGGCCGGGGAGCGGGTCGCAGGCGGCCACTGTTGTCGCCATCAATGGCACTTCGCTGGCCGGACTCGCGACCGGGCTCTTGACCAACACGACAAGCACGGGCGTGCCCACCATCACAGCGCTACCGCTCGCGATTGCAAACGGCGGCACCGGGGCGGCCACAGCAGCCGCTTATACCGTTTTTGGCAATTCGACAGGGGCCAGCGCGGCGATGGCGGCAACTGCAAACCCGGCTATTAATACAATCACACTTGAGGGCACAACCAGCGGATCGTGCATAATAACGCCCGGTACGATAGCCACTTCTACAACCCTCTGCGGAACTCTAACAGTTTCGCCAGCAAGCTCGGCTATCAGCATATCGCTTGTAAATGCTGCGACAATTACACCCGGCGCCGCGAATGCTAACCTCACGCTGCACAATAACGGCCACAGTTCGGCGGGCGTGGCGGTCACCGTCGCAACTGGGACGGCAACCAATTCCTCCGGTATCTACACGCCCGCAGAAATAAATCCCACGTACAATCAAACCAGCACGGCGGGGGGTACCGATCTGTATATCAACCGTGTCGAAACGGCGGTGGGATCGGGTGTCCAGAATTTCGCTTTATTTAGTGTATCGGGAGTGCAAAAAGCAGCCATTGACCATCTTGGAAATGCAACGTTTCTGACGTCAAACCAGACTGCCACCCAAACTTCGGTCACTCCGTCCACTAGCGGTACGTGTACGTTCTCTCAGCCGTTCGCAGGAAGTTCGTTCAAAAAAATCGTCATTTATTGCGCGGCTGCCGTGGGCACTGCCAGCTACAATTTCCCAGTTGCGTTTTCTTTTACGCCGACTGTGATGAGCACAAACGGTCTTGCAACGACGCTGATAACCAGCGTGAGCACGACGGCGGTTACCGTGACTGGCACCACATCAACCGGGTTTCTGTTCCTCGAAGGGTACTAAACACAAATAAGCGACCGCATGCCTAAAGGCAGCGGCTTTTAGTTTCCACAATGCGAAAAACAATTATCCTGTCTTTATTCGTCGCGCTGAGCCTCTCCGCTGCCACCATCAGCACGATCACCTGTACGTCGAGCGTAGCGACTGTAACCGTGGCAAATGCCCTGGTTGCCAGCCAAGGTTTTGAAATCGCCGGCTCATCGGTGGCCGCCTATAACATCAACGGCACGGCGGTTTCGGCAAACTCCACCAGCTTCACTTTCAAAGCCACATGCGCAGGCTCCGCCACGGGCGGCACGTACAATCCTGCCGTACAGGTGATCAATGCAGGCGTGACCCCGAACAATTCGGGTGCTACCGTCGCCTATATTTTCTGGCTGACGACCACGACCCCTGTTGCCTGTCCTGGTTGTGGCTCAAACTGGTCAAGCGCAAACGCCGCGCAGCTCGCAGCACTCCAGGCGGGAACTACTATCGAGCAAGTAGGCAGCTTTGGTACCACTGTCGGCGAAACATCCAATCAAATGGGTGTGCAGATCTTGGCATTGTACGCGGCGGCCCAATCCTCCGTGGCGCTGGGCCTCTCTCAGTACACGGGCTGGTGCTACAACGGCGCCTGGGCCTCCACGTGCCCGTAGGGCCGAGCGCGCTGATCGCCTTCGGTGCCAAGCTCTTCGTAGACCTCGCTGCCACGGCGCCCGCGCCGAGTGCGGCCGCGCACTGGCTCATTCGCTGGGGCTTTGACCTGATGCAGACGCTGGCTGGCAATCCGCAGCGCGTGGGCCAACGAACAGCCTAGGCCACGCGATGCGAAGCTGCACTGACGTGCTATGTGATTGGGACGATTGGGGCGACGACGATGACGACTTCTGGCTCCAGCACCCGCTGCACGGCAGCGGCCTCGGCCAACAGCGCGCCTTTGTCCGGCGCCTCTCTCGCCGGCTGCTCGATCGTGCTCACACCCGCAGCCTTTAGGCCGTCGTAATCGGCGGCGTCACTTTTTCGTAATCCCTCACCGCAGTTCCCCCCCCTTCCCCCTTCCCCAATTTGGCACATCTGGTATCCTTGTGGCGTGCCAACCAAAATCGTTTACCCCCCCCCAAGCTATCTGCCCGTAATGGTCAAAACCACGCCTCCGCCTGGAGTGCCGGCCGGACCATCTATCAATTTAGATGGCGTCTTTTGCCCGCTGGCAAAAGCCATCGCCGTCGCCAATATGCTTATGCCCGAGTGGGGCTGCAATCTGGTCCCCGTGGTGCTGGAGGAGTCCGGCGGCGACTACTCGCTGGCTCTCGACCCGGCTCAGGGCGACTACGCCGAACTAGTGGCACAGCAGTACGCCTGGTGGTACATCCCCGGCGTCGGCAACGCCCAGCAGCTCGTGGAGGCTGTCGAGAAGAACGGTGTTGGCGCGCCGGGTTACTTCGTGCCGGCCAACGCTCTGAACACGGCGCTCGCGTCAACTACATCCACAGGCCCGCTCTGGCTCAGCCAGTGGAACCCGGCTTCTCAGGTGCTCATGGTGCAATCGCCTGCGCAGCAGATTGCCACGCTCAAGGCTATCGTGGCGCAAGACCTGGCGCTCATCGCCGCGCTCGAAGCGGCCTGAGCAATCCTGCTAACCTGGACTGGACTCAGACGCAGTCCACCAAGGCGCGAGGGCCTCCGGGCAGCCGACCAATCGAACTAGCGGCTGTCCGCGCTCGTTCGCGCCTTTCACTCCTCAGCTCTCATCCAGCATGATCCGGCGCGCCAGCAAGCGCGCGCAATCCCAACACAAACAATTTTCTTTTGCCGGCGCGACAATCTGCGCGAGTGCGCCGCAGTGCGCGCACTTCCGCGCTGCCAGCTTCTCGCGATATTGCCGCCCCTGCCTTTCCCGCTTGATCGCCTCGCGGCATGCTGGGCAGTACTTCGCCCGCCCCGGCCGGCAGCGCGCGATGAAGCGCTGCCGGCAGCGGCCACACTCGAACCAGGTATCCGCGATATTGAAGCCGTAGCTTGTGCTCATAACGTAATGCTCCTTTGGTACTCTGCCTCGATTTGATCGCAGCCGGGGCAATTGAACCACGAGTTGACATCGTCGGTTCCGTGCACTTCCGCTCGATGTGCCAGTAGACAGGCGCGATAGTAGGGCGCGGAGAAAAGCGGAAGTGGTTTCTTCCGCCGATCCCGCCAGCACGCAATGGAGCAATACCCGCGGGGGGCGTCCTGGAGTGAGTCACCCCAGTAACGCCAGTAGAAGACGCCACAGTGTCCGCACCGCACGACGCTCACAGCACCCTCCGCTCGGCCGCGTCATACATGTCAGCAGCCTCTCCGCTTGTTGGCTTCGATGAAGCAGCTCGTCACCAGCGCGCGCACGTCTTCGGGCCGCGCGAGTTCGCTGCCGTGCTCTTCGCGCGCCCAGGCCAGCACGTCCACGTACACACCAAACAACTCTTTGGCTGCGTGGTTGACGCTCTGCAATAGCGTCTCCCCTTGCCCGGTCATGGGCGTGGTGCTATGATTTGTGGCGGCGACGTTCCTGGGTTGACCTGAGTTGACCTGGGAATGCACGACTGGGGCGGTAGCCGGTTGCTCGCGAGGCGCGGCTGCCGCTCGTTTTTCCTGTTCCGCCAGCGCTAGCTTGCGCTTTAGGTCTTGCAATTCCAGCGACGTCCGCAGTTCCCATTCCAATTTGGTCTCTGGCTCTGGCTGGGTGCTGGGTGCTGGGTGCTGGGTGGCCGGCACTGCGAAGGTGCCGTTTGGCTGCGCGCCGTAGGCGGCCGTGCCAGACGGCAGCGACACCCCGTAGATCTTGGGGTCGCCGCGCTTGCCCGACCAGCGCATCGTGACGTCGATGTCTTGGCCTGGCGGGATGCCCGCGCCGGTGATCACGCGCGCCTCGTCGCAGTCCAAAAAAAAGACGCGATTGTCGGTGGTTGTGAATAGTGCGTAGTCGTCGCCCTGTGGCGACTTGCCGATCTTGGGCTGCGCGTATTTCAGCGCCAGCCTCACCGGCTGATTTGGCGGGAAGAGGACCTTCTCGCGAAGTGCTTGCGTTCCGTTTGCTGCCATCATTTTAAGCCTCCCATCAGAATAAAAACCAACAACGTGCAACCCAGGCCCACGCTGGCGCCCAGGCCGATTGCCAACCACATAACCGCGCCAAATTCATCGGTTGCCGCCGGCTTCTGATGCGAAGACAAAGGCGGTGGTGTGAACACGGGGTCTCCGAATTGGTTCACGGGTATCCCGCCAAATTGCGAACCGCTCGCAGCCTGATGCTCGGCGTGGATCTGATCGAACACATCTCCGCTGAGCTGGCGACCGATCACCAGGGCTATGGCAAAAACCAGCACGGTGCAGACCACCAGCACCACCCAGGCGGCCGCCTTCTTTCCCCACACGACGGCGATGGCCCACAGAATTACGCCCCCTATCGCCAGGCCAATCATGCCGCCACCTCCTGATCGCCCTTGCCGTAGCGCCGGGCGCGTTCCATGTCGTCTTCCACCTGCGCGGGCTTGCGCGCCGCGGGCGCGGCGGGCGGCAGCGTGCCGGCCTGCCGCCAGTCGAGTGCCGGCGGGTTGATGCGGCAGTCGTCCGCCTCGCCCATCGCGCCGCACTGGCCGCATTGGTAGAGCTCCGTGGTGGCATCGTCGGCCGACAGCGGGTAGTGCATCATGTATTGCAGCTCGTGGCTCTCGCACACCGGGCAGCGGTATTCGTTTTCGATCTCTTCGTCTTCGGCTTCCGGCTCGTAGCCGGACAACTCGAAATCGCAGAATTCGATGGCGTATTTCTCTTCGTTTTGTAATTCGCTTTGTGTTTGGGTGCTCATGTTGTGCTCCTGTATCTATACTCGCATAAGAGTAGCGTTGCGTCAAGGCAATTCAGCGCTCTCTTTGGTTATTAGTGTTGCCTTCGGCGAAGCCCGCTACCCCTTCGCGTTCGGCCTCGGAACGTGGAGCGCAGAACTCATATAGATGGGGGAGGGGATCGAGTGCGAGCTGCGCGGGAGTGTCGTTGATCTCAGTGCTGTATGGTTTGCGGATGACGCACGGCATGTACTTGCCGTTCCGCGCGCCCTCCGCGTAGCGGGCGTTGATCAGATCCATCCGCGTCTGCGCCTCGCTCGCGGTTGCGTAATCTTCGTAACGCAAAGGCATTTCTTGCGCGTCGTCTATTTCCAGACGCCAGACAATTTGCTTCCGGATAATTGCTTTGTATGGTCCTTTGTTAAATTTGTAGGTCATGTTGTGCTCCTGTATCTATACTCGCATAAGAGTAGCGTAGCGTCAAGAGAATTCAGCGCTCTCTTTGGTTATTCCTGTTTTGACGCGGCGATCTCATACCTGCGCAGTGGCGCGGCGGTAGAGCCGGATTGTCGATCCTCGCGCGCGACGGCGCTAACTATCCATGGCCAGTGCCCGTCTATGAATCTGAACGATAATAGGGGGCGAATGGCCTCGACTTGCGCCTTCCATTCGGCATCGCGGGCAGCCCGGAATCGCTTGGCTGCTTCGAGCGCCGCTTCCCAACTTGGCAGCGCCGGCGTTACGACGGTCCCGTAAGGGATATCCTTCCGGTTCGTCGATTGATTTGTTTCTACCTGGTAGATCATGTGTTTCCTCCGAGCGGCTTTTTTCGCCGGTTTCGCCCGGATTTCACGGGCTCGTCAGGGAGTCAGGCGAAGTATGGCTTTGCCTCCCCGCGCCGAGCGGCGCGCACTAACTTATTCCACTCGTTAACTTCCTCCGCCCAGCCGGTCGGGAATGCCGGCTGAATCGACTCCGCCAGACGTACCTCGGGAGCATCGGCATCGCCCGGGAAATAAGCGTGTCCCGGTAGCCTGAGTGTGAGATAGATAGCCCGCGTAAGATACCCGTGGGGGCCACAGCAATAGGCCTGCACCGGGATGCCATTCTCTTCTTTTTGCGTTTGGTCGCTTTGTGTTTGGGTGCTCATGTTGTGCTCCTATATGTATACTCGCATAAGAGTAGCGTTGCGTCAAGAGAATTCAGCGCTCTCTTTGGTTATTACTGGGCAGCGGCGAACATCCGGTGTATGTCGAGGCGCGCAGACTCGAATATCCGGTCTGAGTCGAAGCGCGCAGAGGCGAACATCCGGTCTGCGTCGAAGCGCGCAGAGGCGAACATCCGGTCTGCGTCGAAGCGCGCAGAGGCGAACATCCGGTCTGTGTCGAAGCGCGCATACGCGAATATCCGGTCTACGTCGAGGCGCGCGTGGTTGGCTTGGTCAGTGGTCATGCGGAAAACTCCAGCACGTGCAGCGGGATTGTGATTCCCGCCGCGCGGACTTTGCGTAACGTGTCTTGCGAGATCACCGCGAAGCGCGTGCCCGGTGCAGCATAGTCGATAGTGGTGCGCAGCCGCAAAATAAAACCAGCTTCCGGCTCGTCCACGTAGCGCCTCAATACGATTAGTTTCGTCATGTTGTGCTCCTGTATCTATACTCGCATAAGAGTAGCGTTACGTCAAGATAATTCAGCGCTCTCTTTGGTTATCTCCGCGGCCTGGGCGTCTAGGTCGGCGGCCTTGGCCATAAATTCGTCGTGGCGTTTTTGCTGGTAGGCGCAGCTGAACGATCCATCGCAGTCGTAGACCAGGGCTCCGGTGGCCAGCTCCCGCTGGTGATCGGCTTGGGACCGCAGGCGGGCGGCGCGCTCGCGGCGGGCGGCGTCCGGATACTTTGCTTGCCATGCCTTGAGAGCGTCTTCCGCGTCCATCTTGGCCGGGAAGTACTCGCCAGGATAGTTGCGCAGCCGCTCGGCAGATGCGAACATCCGGTCTACCTCGAGGCGCGCTTGGTTGGCTTTGCCCTCCGGAGTGGCCAGATAGGCTCGGCGCTCGGCCTCTATCCGGGCTTTGTCGGCGGCGCCGGTGACGACCACCAAGCCGCCCTCATTTTCGCCCAGGTGCGCGAGGCATTCCGCCGGCGATCCCTGGCGCGCTACTGTCTTGGCGTCCAGGCCCAAGCGCATGCAGGCGGCCATATTGGTGACTGGCAGGGGTTTCCCGGCGGGCGGCGGCATGAGGCGGATCGTGCCGTCCGCCAGAATCTCGCCGGGCCACTCCGGACAGACTTGCTTGCCATTCTTGCGGACGATAAATGTGTTTCTTTGTGTTTGGGTGCTCATGTTGTGCTCCTGTATCTATACTCGCATAAGAGTAGCGTTGAGTCAAGATTTACCGAAAATAAATGTAGCCGAAGGTTAACCCCGGCGAAATGCCTAAAATCATGCTATGATGCGAGGCGTGAAGCTAAACGAAATGCGTTGCGCGTGCCTGCGTTGCGGGCACGGCTGGCTCAAGCGGGTGGAGTCGCGCCCTGTCCGGTGCCCCCGATGCAAACAGCCGCACTGGGACATCAAGAGGGGCGTGCTCAAGATGGGGCGGCCGAAGGCGGGCAAGAAGCGGTGAAGGCGCGACCAGGCCCGTTGATAATCCGACGCACGGTGTCGTAGCTGATGCCGTGTTTTTTGCCGATGGCGCGTAGCGAATAGCCGGCCGCATGCATGATCCTGATTTTATCCCTATCCACAACGGCCTTCGGCCTCCCGCAATGGACGCCCTTGTGTTTGGCCGCCGCCATGCCGGCACGCACGCGCTCGACGATCATTTCGCGTTCGAACTCCGCAAACGCGCAGAGAACATGCATGAGCAGCCGGGACATGGGGTCTGCTTTGTTTGTGTCGATATTTTGTGTGATAGCCAGAAAGCGAACTCCCCAGCCGTCGAGCTGTTGCAGGTGCTCCGTGAAGTTGCGGACGGATCGGCCAAATCGATCAATCTTCCAGACGACGACCGCTTCAAAGCGATGCGCGCGGGCATCCTTCAGAAGTTTATCGAGCGCCGGGCGGGATGCGGCTTTGCCCGTAATGGTATCCACGTACTCTTCGTGGATCGGCCACTCTCTCCGTTTACAATATGCGCGCAGCTCGTTGAGTTGTAGCGAACAGTCCTGATCAACCGTGGAAACCCGAGCGTAAATCGCCACCTTGCCGGGTTCGGCGTTGGCTGTCATTAAAGGGGCTTCCGAGCGGGGTCTGTAAGCGATTGATATCAGTACCCCAGTTCGCTCGGTTTTCACTATAGCAGATGCTTTACCTTATGCGTCAAAACTGGCCTAATTACGCGCGTTCACGCGCTTTTCGCGGCTTTTAGCGCTGGTTTGGCGGGCGCAGCCCCGCACGTTTCGGCATGGACATGGCCCCCCCCGCAAACCGGCACTTACCCTGGCCGGCCCTTATCCTGGCCAGCCCGGATCGCCTGCATTTTTCGGAAATACTTGCGCACCACGTAAAAGCTGTGGCCGGTCTCCCGCATGGCCCTGCTGATGGAATACTGCTTCGCGTACATCGGTGCGAGCTTGGAAAAGATGGCAAACCCACGATCCTGCCCGCCCTCGGTGAATTTCCGCCCGCACCCCATGCACTCCCACATCTGCTTCCGCTCGCGCGAGAACCCGTCGCGCATCATGAAAATGTGTAGGCAGTTGGCGTAATCGTATTGCGCAACGGAAAGATCGCCATCGGGCGTTACCAGATGCCGATGGTTCCACCTGGTGGTCACTGGCACGCGACAACCACCTGAGTCGGTGTCTGCGTGACGGTGCCAGTGCAGGTCTGCACCACCACGCGTGGCAGTGCCGGGTATCCAGTCCACGCGGCTTCGAGCGCGCGGAATGCGCCGGCCGCGATCTGCGCGGATGCGATAGGATACTCGCCGGGTATCGGGTTGAGGGCGGAATCCTGCGCGCAAACACCGCATGCCAGCGTGTCTCCCGGCGCCTGGAGGCCGACGTGGAGAACCCCCAGCCAGGTTAGGCCGGCGAAGATCGTTCCCGGCAGCGCTCCACTCACTTTGACGGCCGGCGGGCAGGGCGTGCCGGCAAATTGCGCGATCTGAGATAGCCCCGCGCAAGCAAACGTCATGGTTCCGCCGGCGATTGTCGCTGTGATGGATGGCGCGGCGGGCACCAGCGCTGCCGCCGAGCTGCCCGACTGGTTGATCGTCCAGCCGGCCGGCAGGGGCACATTGAGCGTATTGGTGCCGCTCGTCGAGTAGCGCAGGCAGGGCGCGGCCACGGTGCACTTTTGCGCGCAGAGCGGGATGGTGAAGGCTGACGAGAGGAGGAGGAGACAGGCGGGCAGGTGCATGCTCAGATTTTACCGCTAACGGATCGCGCCCCTCAGTCATCGGAGGAAAGGAAAAGCGCGATCCGCATGTGCGGCGCCGCCTCGGCCGCCGGCGGCCGGGTTAATAGGCGGCGAAACGGTTAACCGGACGATCCGCCGCCAGCGCCTGCGGTCCTGCCCGCGCCGGTCGGCTCACGCACGGCTTCGGTCTGCGCCGGACCGGCCTTGCGTTCATTGCCCCAATTTTCCGTGCACGCCGTCATGAACGGCGCCGGGTTGCGCGCTATACCGTCGTAGAGCGCGTGGATAATCACTGGAGTTAAGCCGTCCACATGGAGGCCGATCAAACAATCGAGAAAAGTTTGTCTGTAGTTCAAAGTGAGTACTCCTTCACGCGCCATCTTAGCACGCGTTTCCGCGCGCGCCGGCAAGCCTGCATAATCGTAGGCATCGCAACGCTGGCGAGCGAGGAACGCGGCGATGCGGGCGTTGATCTTGGTTTGTAGTTGGGTCACGGGCGGGAGTTCCCTTTGGTTAACTTGCTCTGTGGTTTGCCATCCTTGGCCATCTGGAGGCGGTACAGCGCGTTTTCGTGCCCCAGTCGATACCTGACTGCCAGCCGGCCGTCCGCGGCCACGCTGACGGTCACGCCTGCGCCTAGCGGCGGTTCCGGTGTGCCGTCGAAAATTCCTGCGGCCTCCCAGCTACTAATCTGGCGGGCAGTCACGCCTCGATGTTTGAGCAGGCAGTATTGGAGGATATTCACGGCTTGACCCCGCCCATGCTCATGATTCGCCTCCCGATTGCCGCGCCTTAATCTCCGCCGATTTCCGCGTATTAATCTCCGTCAGGAGGTCGGCATGGACTATCCTCAATTCGTCAAGGGCCTTGCCCGTTTGCCGCGCGTTGATCTCCACCAGGAGGTTCGGTTCTCGCCGCCGCCGCGCCACACCCGCCGGGCATCGGCACCAGCGCGCCGGCAGCACGCCCCGGTTGATGGCGTGGTTCACCACGCCGTAGTCGTAGCAGTCTTGGCATGTGCCCAGCTTGACGGGCGGGAACATGGCATCGAACCGATCCTGTAGCTCAGGCAGGCCACCCCACCTCGCGCCTTGGTCCCGGTTGCGGGTGGCGTCGTTTACGAGCCGTTTCGCGCGGTGCTCCGTCTTGCAAACGTCTACCAGCCATTCCGCGGCGGCCAGAACAGCTTCGCGGGGGTTCGGGAACTCGGGAATGAGTGTCAGTCGCGATGCGAGCGCAAAGGCGCGCTCCTCGCTTAAGCGTGTTTCCGTTTCTTCGTTTGGCATTGCGTTTTCTCCGATTCGGCACTATCTCGTACAATCGTGGCTTCTGTGGTGCGTTTTACTGCTTTATTCTGGGGGGGGCGTGCGGACCGCTCTGGGAACTGAGTTTCCCCCCCAGTTAAATCAAAAGAACTAACCCGCTCAATCGCCTCCGTGTCGGCGCGTTCTTGAGCTTTATTCTCAAAGAGACGTGTGGACCGGTTTGGCCCGTCCTGATTTCTCTCTTTTGAAATAGAATCCAAAGCGTCCGGCGTTTCTACCAGTCCTGGAATGCACACAGGCTGGACCCCCTCAGCCTCCGCCGACGCGGAAGGCGGGCCATATAAGCTCTTGTCTAAGTAGTTATCTAAAGACAATAAGGATGCTGGGGCCGGCACTGGTTCCAATTTGGAACCCGAGCTAGTTCCTTCGGGGGTGCCTTCAAAATGTGGCAGGAAAAGCGGTAGGTCTACCTTAACTAGTACCTTTAGTACTTTAGTCCTTTTGGGCTTGGCATTGACACCCACCGTCCGTTTCGCGTTATACTCAGCTTCGTCTATGGCCTGCCTCAACGCCAGCAGCCCCGCGTTAAACGCATCCCGGCGCCACTTCGGCCAGGCTGCCGCAACGGCTTCAGCGGCCTGCTTTTGCGCCGGCTCGAACGCATCCAATTCCTTCAATTCCGCCTTCAAATAGAATGGGCGAACAAAAGGCGCAATTGAGGGACTAGTGCTAGCCCCTTTCAAAACGCTAACCCTTGTAGTTGCAACATTTGAGCATAAAAAGATAGGAGTGTCTTTTTTGGCATTTCCACAGGCAGTTTTAGGCTTTTCGATGAAGTATCCAGCCTCTATTGCCTCCCGGATTGCGCGCTGTGCAGCCTTAACCGTTTTCCACCCCTGGTCGCGCTGCAGGTCTTTCGCGGTAGCCGGTCTAAAATCTGCCGTCAACACAAACGGTGAGAAGTGGCCGGGACGTGTGCAGCCGATCTCTGCCCACGCTACGGTGCGCTCCAAAACCGAAACACTCCGATTCTTTCGTGCTTCCATAATGCTTTGAGCCTCCGGTCTCCATTGCCCTTTCTTTGATCCCATTGCCTTCATGAGAGCCGTCGCAGTGAGCTTCATTGCGTACCGCCTATCGGATTAATCCTACCGTCACTCATCCTTTTGCTCCTTTGTCTATTCCCTAACTTTTGAATTCTTTGCGAATTTCGGCTGACGATGAGCCACTTGCCAAACCGCGTGCCTGGCTCGCCGGCTGTCCAGCGTAGCAGATCGACAGGCGTAGAGGTGCACGGCGCGCTCGGCCAGATAGTCGCCCTCTTGGCACGCCGCCGCGGCTTCATCTGGCTCTGTCGATGGCGCGCCGGATCTCGGCGCTGGATCGCCTCACAACGCACCTCCCGCAGACGGCCCGAGTACCGTCACCATCTGCGTGCCCCAATGTGCTCCACCCGCCTTTGACTCGGGTGAGTAGTAATGCCATCTTGCCGGGGTCTATCCAGACGTAGGCATGCTGGCCCAGCGGCACGCCAGCCACGGACGGCAGATTGACTCGGCCGGCATCGCCGTTGGCCCAGCGCAGGCGCAGCGTGCCCTTGGCTGGCCGGTCTTCGGTGATCATACGCAGCCTCGCTTTCGCCAGGTGCCCGGAAACCGGGGGCGCTCTACTAAGTAGCGTGGCAGGTGGATTGCGAAATGCGGGGGAGCCAATCCCGGTGCCATCACGGCGCGCACGCCCGCAGCCCTCTTGATGGCGCAAAAGTCACGCAAGGCGGCGACGGCTAGGGGCTTTTTGCCCTTAGCCTCCAGCTTATCCGCGAGTCGCTCCAATTCCATGAGCGTTCCAGCGTCGTAGGTCATAATACCCTCCAGACCTGTAGGCAACGGCCGCAGATTGCGCGGCCGTGGACGGGCTGCATCAGCGCGTTGTGCATGAGACGACACCACCAGCGTTTCATTGGACACCTCGATAATTTGTGTGGATTTCAAGAGTTCTCTCCGCTACGAGAGCGTTTGCAGCGCCGAACAAGGTTAGCGCCCGATTCAGAGGATGATCGGCAGTGCCAGGCGCTGCAAACTCTGGTGGCTAGCGTAGCTCTGCGCCGGCCGCGCGCGCAAGTAGGAAAAGTACTATAGGACGTACCGGAAAAGGCCTGCCTGTGCGGATGACTGCCCACGTGTGCAGTAACGATGAGCACAACCCCGGCCCCGCGAAAAGCCCGCCAAACGCCCGCCAAACGCGCTATGATGAGCACAGTTGTGCTGTTTTTGGACTACCCTCGGGGGCCATGGTGACGTGTGGCCCCCCCTCGTAACGCACTCCCCGCAATCGATTCTATCCCCTTTCACGCTGACTCATGGTAGAGTTGCGTCTGATGAAACCGCCGCTCTGTATAGATCTGTTCTGCGGCCTTGGCGGATGGACTGAAGGCTTCCTGGCCGAGGGTTACGACGTCGTCGGCTTCGATAACACCCGGCACGTTTACGGAGAAGCACGCTACCCCGGCCAGCTTGTCCTGCAGGACGTGCTCACGCTGCACGGCTCCCAGTTTGCGGGCGCGGCTTGCATCGTGGCGAGTCCAGCGTGCCAAAACTATTCCTACATGGCGATGCCCTGGTCGCGTGGAAAGGCGATGGCGGCCGAGATTCGGCAGTCCACCGCGAAGCTCCTCGAACTAAATCGCCTGTTCTGGGCCTGCCTGGATATCCAGGAGCAAGCCTCGCGCGCAGCCGGCCATCGCATCCCGCTGGTAATCGAGAACGTGCGCGGTGCTCAGCCATGGGTAGGGCGGGCGAAGGCGAACTTCGGCAGCTTCTATTTGTGGGGGGATGTGGAATCGGTTGGCGGGCGCGTGGTGGTGCGTCCGGATTTCGGCGCGGGGATCACAGCGGCCACGCTGCGCAAGAACGGAGGCGCTGGTACGTGGTTTGGAATCTCTCACGGCGAGACCGCGGATTGCAGTGGGCACGCTCGGAAGGCGCTCGGGTTTGAGCCGCCGCAAGGCGTCAAGCAAAGCGGCAGCGACGCGGCATGGTTTGATAAGGCGCTGGATGAACGGCGGAAAGCGGCCACGGCAGGGCGCAAAGTGCCGATGAATTTCCACCAGCACGAGAACACTGGCCAGCCGGGGGCTTCGTTCCAATCTACTGCGGTCGCGGCGACGGGTTCCAACTCCCGCAAAGCAGCTTCGGCCATGATCGCCAAGATCCCTTTTGAGTTGGCCCGCTACGTCGCATCAGCTTACAGGCCTCGCCAGCAACGTTGCGGCTGATTTTTTGCGCCGTGGCACCTTGCATGTCACGCATTCGCCCGGCTCCACCACGAACAGCGGGCCGCCCGGCAGCGGCAACACCACCGTAGGCGTCCCGATCTGCCTCGCCAGCCGCATGCCCAGGCAAAAGCCGCCCTTGCACTCGCACCCGGCAGGATGCAGATCCGGCGACACAGCCTCGCCGGCCATCGATCCCTGGTGAGTCAGTGCCCAGCGCGTGAGCTGGGTCATGCCGTACAGGTGCAACGGCCCCATCACGCGGGCGATGTGGGTTTTGAGCGTCTCGGCGCCGATTTTCAGGGTGTGCGCAATATCCTTGCGTGACACGCCCAGCACCAGCATCCACACGATGGCCCGCTCCTGATCCGACAGGATCACCAGGTGCACGTAGCGCACCGTGGTAACGCCGTTCTTCGTGGTGTTGCCTGTGCGCTTATAGATTTGCTTCACAGCATCAAGTATGGCTGCCTGCGGGGCTTCAGATAATTTGGCCTGTAGTTTTGTCACCAATTCGGGGGATGACCTTTAGGGGACTTCCCCTTTGGCTCTGAGTTTGGGACGATAGAGTCCTGGAGCTGGGCCTTCGTCGCGGTAGACGCGCGTAACGCCCGACGTCGGGTTACTCCCCTCCGATTCGACGTCGGAAGGCAAGCACCTTCAGCCCGGCTTCAATATTCGACTTTGCGCTTATGGATACATTCTTAGTCGATGAGTTCGCAACGCTGGATTTCGAAATCCAGTCCTTCAAGCCAAAGATCGCCCGGCACGCGGAGCTGCGCGCCACGATCTTGGCAGCATGTCCGAATCTCCCCCCAGAGCAGTCAGCCACCGTTTCAGGCCGCCAATATAGTGTGGTTGTCACTCCGTGCGACCAGCAGCGCGTCATCACCCTCGCCGGCCTGACCAAACTCCGCAAAGAGTGGGGCGTACCCACCTTCATGCGGCGTGTTGGCATTGCACTGAAGCACCTTCCCGACCCCAAGGACCCCGGCAGCCTCTACACCATGCAGTCTCGTACCGGCCCGCGGCATTTGCGGCCGGTTCCCAAAGCGCAGCCCCTCGCTGCATAGCTTCGCGCCGCCGGATGGCGGCTGGTTTGACGTTACCTCGGCGTCCCAAAGGATTGCTGCGTATGTGTGAAGACTCCAGATCGGATTTGATTAAGCTGCTCGCCTCCACGGCGGCCCTCGTGCGCGTTATCACGCACGGCCGCGACGTGAGGATTCCCGCCGCCCAGGCCTCCGCGCTCGCCATCCGTGGCGATTGGAAATGGCTATCGAGCAAAGGCCACGTCACCAAAATGCGCGAAATCGCGCAGGTGATCCCGATTCGGCCCGTGTTCCGGCATCAGTCTTCCGCTTTCGGCCCCTGGCCGGGATGGTGGGAGCGCCAGAAGAGCGGCAGCGCCATCAGCATAGCCGCATAGGATCATCCGACATGTTGACCAAAGGCCAAAGCAGCGATCTGCGTGCATATTTTGACCGGCTCCTCGAAACCGAGAAGGCATTGATGGAAGCCGAGCAGGCCCGCAGCGACGCGAAGTATAGGCTCGCTACCTTCCTTTGGACTTTAGAGAACGCGGACGGCCCCAGCCCCGGCATCGCCACATAGGATTTGTACTCCAGGCTCCCGCCACTCCTTCGGGAGATGCTAGCCCCACCCTGCGAGCCTGGCCCGCCACTGTCGCGCAGAGTCACCTCATCACTCGCGCCGGCTTGGCCTGGCTCGGGGTTAGCGTTTCGCTTAGCAAGAAAAAATGTCCCAAGGTTTCCACCACGTTTATACTCCCGAGCAAATCGCAGAGCAGATGCGCCCGCGCCCACTGACCGCCCGCGAGAAGCAGGTGATAGCGCTCGTGGCGGAAGCCAAGGGCAGCAAAGAGATTGCTCACGAGCTGGGCATCACGCCCGGCACGGTCAAGCAATACCTGTCCGCGATCTACATGAAGACCGGCGCGCAGAACCGCACGCACCTGGCCTTGATGTTCGCGCCCGCCCGCAGCCCCGAGGCGCAAGCCGCATAATGGGACGCATGACACTCTCTCGTCTCTTTTACGCGCCCGTCCTGCTGATCGGCGCTTTTTTCATGACCGCATGCACCACCTCGGAAGCGGTCACGGCCATCGACACGGTAGTCACCGCAACGGAAACGCTGGTCCAATCGCTGCCGGGCATCCCGCCGGCACTCAAAGCCGACGTGGTGACCTACGGCGCGTCCGCCACGGCATTCACATCCTGCATCATCGCCGAAGTCGGCACCAACGATACCGCAGTGCAGAAGGCCTCCAAGATCGACGTTTGCGCGCAATCTCTCCTGATCCCCGACCCGGCGATCCAGGTATGGGTTTCCGTCGTGAGTGACGCCATCCAGGCGTTTCTGGCTCCGTTCCAGCCCGCCACGGCCGCCGCGCGCACCACCGCCGCACTGCAAGCGCGTATCACCGCGCCCGTCACGCTCACCGCGCGGGACCGCACCAAATTGGCCTCCATCCAGAAGAGAAATAGCGTCAATGCCCTCGCCTTCCGATAACCCGCTCCACGAGCACAACACCGCGTATCCCAAAGCGCCGTTTCGCCCTGGTGTCGGCACTTTCTTCCGCGTGGGTTTCGCAGCCATCGCCTACGTGGCGAAGGCCGCCGCTCTGAAGTTGCGCGGCAAAGCCATTCCGAAAGACTGACATGCCCTGGCCCTCCGCTGCCCCTGGCGTAATGGAAGGCTGTCCCGGCTGCATTCAAACCGCCACGCCTGGGCCAACGTGCACTGGGCGGTGCTGGATGCCCCAGAACAAGCCTGCCAAACCAAACGCGACTATGACAATCCAAGTACACATTGACGGCGCTTACCCCAAACTGGGCGTGTCCCTGAACCGCGAGATAGGCAAGCTCGTCGGCTCTCTGATCGAGCCCAGCGGGGATGTAATGCCCGTGATCTCCGTCGAAACGCTCGATAGCACGGCCTCCGTGCAACTCACGTGAAACTCCTGAAGGGGCTCTTAGCCTTCGCGTTACTGGATGCCCTTTCGAAGGCCCAGCCGACCGTATGATCGACAGCATTTTCGCCTACATCGCCAAGCAAGAAGGCTGGGACAATCCCGACCCGACCGTGGTGCCGCGCCGCCTGGATAACCCCGGTGACCTGGAATTCGCGGGCCAGATGGGCGCCACGCCGATCAAAGTCGGCAATCACGTCTTTGCCAAGTTTCCGACCGCATGGCAAGGCATTGTCGCCGGCTACCGCCAGTTGTACGCGGACATCGCCAAGGGCTGGACGCTGCGCCAAGTGATCATGTCCTGGGCGCCGCCCAGCGAAAACAACAGCGAAGCGTACCTGCAAGGCGTGGCCACTGGCTGCGGGATCTCGGCGGACACTCCGCTCTATAGCTACGTGGTCACCGCGTTTGCGCTGGCCCTCAAAAGCTAAAAAGGAACAATTGACCAAAGCAGAGCTGTACCAGCGGTTGCGCGAATGCGACACCGCGATTTCCCAGTTACGCGCGCATTGTGCGCGTTACCAAAGCGCGCTCACTGATGCAGGCATAGAAAACGCAAGCCTGAGCAATGAGCTGGCCGAGGCGTCGGGCCTGGCACAGCGCGCCGTGCTTGTCGCCGATGCACTCCAAGCCCACCAGGCCATGCAGGCCGCGCAGATTGCGCAGCTCGAATCGAACCTGTCCACGTTCCGCGACCGCTTCAAGGCGCGCTGCAATGAGATGAGCATGGAAGCGCGGTTCTGGCAGCTCAGCATCCCCGAGTTGCTGAACGCGTGATAAAAGCCCCCTTCCCGTATTTCGGCGGTAAGAGCCGCGCGGCCCATTTCGTGTGGGAGCGCTTTGGCGAGGTCAAGAACTACGTCGAGCCGTTCTTCGGCTCGGGTGCTGTTCTGCTGAGCCGGCCGGATGAGCCGCACACCGAGACCGTCAACGACCTTGATTGCATGCTGGCCAACTTCTGGCGGGCGTTGCAACACGATCCCGAAGCCGTAGCGCTGGCCGCGGATTGGCCGGTCAATGAAGCCGACATGCAGGCGCGGCACTTGTGGCTCACGCAGCAAGAAGAGTTCCGCGAGCGCATGAAGGCCGACCCGGATTACTTCGACGCCAAGATTGCAGGCTGGTGGGTGTGGGGCATCTCCGCATGGATCGGAGGAGGGTGGTGTCGCGACGAGCGACCGAGCCACCAGGTGCCGTGCCTCGGCAATGGAGGCATGGGCGTCCATCGCAGACTACCGAGTATCGGCAGTGGCAGCCGCAGGGGCGTACACGCTCAACGCTGCGCCGACCTAGTCGGATGCTTCAACGAGCTGGCCGCGCGGCTGCGCCGCGTGCGCGTCTGTTGTGGCGATTGGAAGCGCGTAACCACCCCGTGCGTTACGTTCAATCACGGCCTCACTGGCGTGTTCCTGGACCCGCCCTATGCGGACACCGCCAAGCGCACCGCCAACATATACGCCATGGACAGCCTGACCGTAGCGCACGAAGTCAGAGAATGGGCCATCGCCAACGGCGACAACCCCAAGCTACGCATTGCTCTCTGCGGCTATGAAGGCGAACACCAGATGCCCGACGATTGGGCCTGCGTGCCATGGAAGGCTCACGGCGGGTACGCAATGCAACGCCACACTGGCCCCGGCATGGAGAACGCCAAGCGCGAGCGCATCTGGTTCAGCCCGCACTGTCTGGCACCGGCCGCACTCGCGGCAGCCGCATAGCATCCAGCATCCAGCACCCAGCACCCAGCACCCGTTTTTCTATGCTACCCCTCCCCTCAATCGTCTCCGCCGTTGCCGCCGTGGTGCTTCCGGCCGGGGCCGTACTGTGGCTGCTGATCCGCACCGAGATGCGCGCCCAGATCCTGCAATTGCATCTCACCCTGAGCGACCGCACGTCACACATCGAAGAGCGGGTGTCAGTGCTCGAAAACCGCGCGCTCCGCACTTCGGTATGCGATGCCTAAACCAGTTGAAAAAGAGCAGCCTCAGGCAATTTCAACCACAGAAGAAGGCCGCCTGCTCGCGTCGATCAACGACACGGCCACGCTGGCGTTCTGGCGCTGGTGGGGATCGCTCGAAGACTAAATGAAACGGAAGCCGCTCCTCTCGACTGTCGCCAAAGCACGCGCCTTCCTGGCCGCATACCGCAAAAGCGCCAACCTAACGGCCTCGGCCCGCGCGGCCGGGATCGGCGTGCGCAACCACTATCGATGGATTGAGGAGTACCCCGCCTACGCCGAGGCATTCAAGCGCGCGCACCTCGTGGCGCGGCAGTTTCTCAAAGACAAGGCAATCGAGTTCTCTACGGTCGGCTGGACAGAGCCCGTATTCTACCAGGGTGTTCTGTGCGGCCACGTGAAGCGGCGCGATAGCGGCCTGCACCAGATGCTGTTGCGCGGCGCGTTCCCCGAAGAGTTCGGCAAAAAACTGGAAGTCACCGGCAAGGACGGCGCGGCCATCGACACACGGCTGGAAGTGGTGTTCGTCAAGGCAACTGAATTGTGAGAGCGGAGCTGGAGGAGGGCGGACCTCCTCCAGCCATCAGCAGTTTGCTCGCATCCGGTTCCAGTCTTATAACGAGCAGCTTCCCAACCTGTCCGCCCAGGTTATCGGGTTGCCTCTAGGTCTGCACCAACTGGATTCGGCAGACTCACACCGCCCGGAACAACAGCTTGCGTTCAAGGTTTGGCGCGGCGGGGGTGGCCCCGCAAGCCACGACTATAGCATGAGAGCCGAGTTCCCCGAAAAGTTCGAGTTTCTCGGGGCGGGCGGCTTTACGGTGTTGCCGCCACTTAGGCCCCGGTCTTTGCGTGCCAGCCCGACTCCCGTACCGTTCCGGTTGCAACGTCTGCCGCCTTGTCGAAATCAAGGGTATGACTACACCCTAGCATGAGAGCCGAGTTCCCCGAAAAGTTCGCCTTCCTGTTCGAGCCGCACTCAGACAAGTACCTCTACGGCGGACGCGACGGGATGAAGTCGTGGGGCATGGCGCGCGCGCTCCTGATCATGGGTGCGCAGCACAAGCTGCGCTGGCTCTGCGCCCGCGAGACCATGAAGTCTCTTGCGGAGTCGGTTCACCACCTCCTCGAAGAGCAGATTGAAAGCCTCGGCTTACAAAGCTTCTACGTCATCGAGAAGGCGCAGATCACCGGCACGAAGCTGCACACAACCGGCATGTATGGCTCCACGATGGACGGCAAGGGCGAGCCGCTGACGCCCGGTTACAGCCAGTTCGTATTCGCCGGACTTCATCACAACGTTTCGGAAATCAAGTCCATGGAAGGGCTTGACGGCATCTGGATCGAGGAAGCCGATAACGTGTCTCAGAAGTCCTGGGACACGGTGATCCCCACCATCCGCAAGCAGAGCATGCACCCGGAACTGGGCGTGATCGGCAGCGAGGTGTGGTGCTGCTTCAATCCGAAACTGGCCACCGATCCCACCTACAAGCACTGCGTGCTGAACCCGCCGCCCGGCGCGGTAAGCGTCAAGACCAGCTACCTCGATAACAAGTGGCTGTCCGAAATCTCTAAGACCCGCATCGCGCACATGCGCGATACCGAACCCGCCAAGTTCGCGCACATCTATGGCGGTGAACCGGACAGCGAAGTCGAAGGCGCGATCTTCGGCCCCGAAATGAAAGCGGCGGCCGCCTCCGGCAGGATCGGCGATGTGCCGTATGATCGCACCCGCCCGGTTGATACCGTGTGGGACCTGGGATTCGGCGACCCTACGGCGATCTGGTTTCTGCAGGCTTACGACGGCTGGTACAACTTCATAGATCACCTCGAGGCCGACCGCCTGGAAATCTCGGATTACCTGGTGAAGCTGCAAGACAAGGGCTATCTCTACGGCACGGACTGGCTGCCGCACGACGGCATTGACACCATCATCCACGGCAGGCTCGCCGGCGACCGGTCGATGTCCATCGAACAGCTCATGCGCAATGCCGGCCGCAAGCCGCGCCTGGTGCCGAAGATGCTGGTAACCGAACAGATCAATGCGGCGCGCACCATCTTTCCCACCTGCCGCTTCGACGCGATCAAGTGCGCGGACGGATTGCAGTCGCTTCGTTGCTACCAGTGGCCCGCGCTGAGCGCGGACGGCGTAGGCCAGCGCAAGCCGCTACACAATCAGTATTCGCATTCCGCGAGCGCGTTCATGGGCGCGGCGGTGGCAGTGAGACAGCCGAAGGCGGACAAGCCGCCGGCTGAACGGCGGCGCATGCAGCCGTCAAGCCCCTGGAGTTAAAAAATGAAACTACCGTCCATCAAGACACCCGGAAAGCTCTCGCCCATCCAGGCGTCCGCCATCAGAGCGAAGGCGCAGAGCATCCTGAGTCCGAAGCTTCCCAAAGCGCGCAAGCCCACTTCCGTCGCGAACACGCTCGCGGGCGCGGCTTGCCCCATGTGCGGCGGCGCGGCCTAATGTACCAAACCCGGCAACAAAAGCACGCGCTGAACCGCTTGCTGGCATCCGCCGGCCTCGGCGCACTCGACAACCCGATGCGCCTGTGCAACGAGCTGGCGAGCTACGTGAGAGATCACGAGCACTTCCGCCAACTACTCACCGCCGCGCAGCCCGAAACGCGGCGCGATATGTACGAGGCGATGAAGCCATACCTGGCCTTCCACGCCAAACCGCTCGACGCCTATATGTCCGAGTCCGGAGCGCTGGCGGAAGCGCAGCAGCTTCCCACAGTGGACGCGGACGGCATGCTGCACGCCTTCAACGTGCCGGAAATCGCAACCGAGCAGGTCGTGGACGCCCGCGAATTGGATAAAGAAACCGCGCAGGCCGCGGTGAACGAGGCTTTTGGCCGGGGTCATTTGATTTTGACCTGCAAGAAATGCACGCGCACCGAAGCCTTCCCCGCCGTCAACCAAGCCAACGCCATCTTCGCGGCGCGCAATGCCGGCTGGACTTACAACGAGGCGTTAGGGGACTGCCAGGAAACTTGCCCCGACTGCCCGTGACGCTGCTATGGCGCCAGCATTCGTCGAACCGTGCCGCGTCTGTGAACCCGCCTCGCTTGCGGATGTTCTGCACGACCAGCTTGACTATCTCCTAGATTCCGCAGACCACCCGCTCGCCAACGACGCCGACCGCGCGCGCCTGGCTCGCGTGCGCCTGATTCTCATGTCGATTTTCGACGAACCCGCCACTGCCTTCAACGCCTGACCCATGTCCGCCTTTGACCAATCCGAAACGAGCGACTCCGAGTACCCCATCAATCCGCCATTGCAGGATGTGAGCGAGGACGATGAGGAGTTGCTGCGTGAGATACGCGAGAAGTTTCGCTACTTCGACGATCGGTGGAAAGAGAGCAGGGATGAAAGGAATACTGACCTACGGTATGTGTGCGGAGATCCGTGGACTGACGTAGACCGGCGCGCGAGAGCGGCGGCGGGGCGGCCGTGCGTGAACCACGACGAGCTGGGCCAGTACGTTCAAAGTTGTGTCAACTCCGTCCGCGAAAACAAGCGTGGCATCAAGATCAGCCCAGGCGGCAAGAACTCGAACGACCAAACCGCCGAGACGCGCCAGAACCTCATCCGCGCAATCGAGTATCGGTCCAACGGTCCCTCGGTGTATCTCACCGCGTTCCAGCAGATGGTGGAAGGCAGCTACGGCTTCTTCCGCATCGGGCGCGAGTATGTTGTCCCCGACGACCCGGACAACGACGATCAGCAGATCACCATTTCCGCCATCGGCAACCCGAACAGCGTCCTATACGATCCGGACTGCAAAAAGCCGGACTGGTCCGACGCCAGCGCGGTCTTCGTTCTGGACCCGATGCTCAAGGCGGATTTCAAACGCCAGTTTCCGGAGGCTCAGATCACCGACTTTGCCCCCGAGCACATGCTGCTCGCCAAAGACTGGATACAGGATAAGAGCGTCCTGACCGCCGAGTACTGGAAAGTCATCACCACCACCATCCGGAAGAAGGCCAAAGGCCAGCGCGCCATCGAGAAGAAGACGGTGATGCAGTACTTCACCAACGGCGTGGAGATCCTCGAGCGCAACCCGCAGCCGGGCATTCACATCCCCATCATTCCGATGATCGGCCTGGAGCGCTGGGTGGACGAAGGCGGCATTGCTAAACGCATTCTGTTTTCGCTGCCGCGCCTGGCGCGCGATCCCCAGATGTCTCTCGCCTATCTCAACTCGCAAGAGATGGAGGAGGCCGGGCTCACGCCGAAGTCGCCGTATAAAGGCTACGTCGGCCAGTTCGAGACAGACAAGGAAGCCTGGGACACCTGCACCAAAATCCCGCACGCCTACCTACAGGCGGATGTGGTGATCGACGGCGCAACGGGCGGCGTCCTGCCGTTGCCGAGTCGCGAAAATTTTACGCCCAACTTTGGGGCGTATGAAGTCGCCAAGGATTCCTGCCGGCGCGCGATTCAGGCGGCCATGGGCATCAGCCCGCTGCCAACCGCCGCACAGCGCGACAACCAGAAATCGGGCGTGGCGTTGCAGGAAGTCAAACAGCAGCAAGAGATCGGCTCGTTTCATTTCGTGGACGGCTACGACCGGGCCGTTGCTTACGGCGGGCGCGTGATCGACTCCTGGGTTGCCTCAACCTACGGCGGCGACACGGAACGCACCGAAGCGCTGCGCAAGCCCGACGACTCGCACGACATCGTGCGGCTCAACACCGCCGAGCCGTACCTGGACGCGCAGTCCGGCGAGATGCGTCACTATCCCATCGAAGAAGACGCCGACCACGATGTGGCTGTATCCACCGGCCCATCGGTGCAAACGCAACAGCAGGCCGCCAGCGACTTTCTCGATTTGCTGATACAGAACCTCCAGACGCTGCCCGTGGCCCCGCCGCAGGCCGCCAAGCTGCTCGCGTTGGCCATCCAGATGAAAGAGCTGGGGCCGAAGGGCGACGAAATGGCGGATATTATATCCCCGCCCGCCAATCAGGCGCAGGCTGGCCAGCAGGCCGCGCAGCAGCAGGCGCAGATGCAGCAGCAAGGCCAACTCCTCCAGGCCATGCAGGGCGAGCTGCAAAAGCTCCAACTGGAGAAGGCCGGCCACGTCGTCGATAACGAGTACAAGATGCAACTCGAAAAGATGCGCGAAGAGAACGCCCTCGCCATCGCCGAGATCAACACCCAGGCTCAAAACCTTTCGGAGCGTATGGAGTTCGTGAGCGACCTGGCCCACAAATATCTGGACACGGGCCACGAAGTCGCGACCCAGGCTCAGGATCACGCCAACGCGCAATCGCTACAGCAGCAGGCGCAGGCGCATGCCGCAGGCCTCCAGGGTTCCGATCAAGCACACAGTGCCGTCTTGCAGCAGGGTGCGCAGGCGCATGCCACCGACCAGCAGGCCTCCGCGCAGGACGCTACCGCCCAGCAGGCGGCGCAGGCGCAGCAGGCCGCGCAGCAGCAGCCGCCACAAGCTTTTTAGCAGTACCCCGCCTCGCCAGAGCGTTATCCGGCCACCGAATTATGCCAGAACCCGTCGTAGCAGTCGCGGAATCGACAACCGCCGAAACACCTCTCACCAGCGTTGCACCCCAGGACCCCGCGGCTTATGCCGCCTGGCGGTTCAAGGGACGCGCGCCGGAGCCGAAAACCGCAGACCCGGCATCTGCCTCCGCGTCCGGCGATGAGCCGGGCGACAACACTGCCCCCGCCCCGGAAGCGGGTACCCATAAGCAGGAACCGAAACGTTCCACCGCGGAAACCAGACTCCAGGAAGTCCTGGCCGATCTCAAACGCGCGGGACTCTCTCCGTCCGAACTCAAAACATACAAGCGCGAAGCCGCGCAAGCCGCACGTGAACCAGCAGGCGACAAAGATGTCAAACCGGCCCCATCCGCCGCGCCAGCGCCCACCCAACCCTCCGATCTCCTGAAGCCTCCGGTTAAGCCGGACTTCAAGAATTGGCGCGGGGATTGGGAGAGTAGGGAAGCGGCCATTGAGAAGTATCACGAAGAGAATTCCGCGTACCAGGCGCGCAAGGCGGTATCCGACTTCCAAACTCAGCAAGCGCAGCAGGTGCAAGAGCGCGAGCTGACTGCCAAAGTCGCGGACGCCAACAAGCGCTACGGCGAAACTGCCGGCGACACCATCGTCGCCACGGCCAAGGGAATATTCTCGGCCGACAGCGGCGTACCTGGCGTGGTCAGTGCGCTGATCGATCAGTCTCCCGTGATTGTGGATCTGTTATACACCCTGGGATCGAAGGCCGACGTGAAGGAATTCGTAGCGTTGGCAAAATCGAACCCCGGCGCCGCCGTGCGCAAGATCGTGTTCATGGAGCAACTCGTACAAGACGAGCTGGCCAAGGGCGCGGGCAATCCCGACACGGCGACAGAGACAGAGACCGCAGCCCGCGATACCTCCGGACGTTTCCAACCCGCTAAAACCGCATCCAAAGCGCCCGCCCCGCCCCGTGAAGTGTCTGGCCATGCCAGCGCACCTCTCGACGCGGTGGAAAGCGCCTCAACCGGCGGCGACTTCAAGGCCTATTCCCGTGCAGCCAATGCACGCGACCTGGCGCGCCGCAGAGGGTAATCCGTGGCCAATCAATTTCTGAACACATCGTGGGTCTCCATGGAGATCCTGCGGCTGTTGCTCAACCAACTGGTAGCAGCCGAGTATTTCAATCGCAGTTGGGAAAAGGACTTCAATAAGGAATTCGCGCCGGGCAGCTCCGTCACGATCAAGTTCCCGTGGCGTCCTACCGTCGCCGACGGCATGGGCTACGACCCGCAAGGGATCGCCCGCCTGTCCACCACGATCTCTCTCGATCAGTGGTTACAGATCG